CAATCTGGATCTGGACAGATGAAAGACCATTAGCACCCGAAGCGTTGTTCGTAGGGTCGATGACGCTTGAGTACCCCGTTCCCACAGCCGAGACAGTCAGTGTCCCCGTACCGTTGTTCTTGATTGGAATGAACCATCCAGCACCAACAAGAGCGGGATTGGGAAGCGTTGCCGTACCCGAACCACCATTCCATGTGTATAGCGTTGCCCGGTCTGTATATACAAACGAATACGAAAGGTTGAACGAGATAACCGGAGTGTTCTCGTTCAGGGTATTACCAAGGGCGATGAGACCGTTACCCGCGAGAGCCCCAGCCGTCGCCGAGGACGTACCGATACCCATCGCAATACTCGACCAGATGCCATTGACCGTCGAGTTGTTGGTCAGGTAGAGATAGTAAGTATTTGAGTTCGATCCCGAAGCCGAGATCGGGACACTGACGATCGTATTTCCAGAGTTGTCAGTGATCGTGAATGAGTAGTTCCCGCTCGTTCCGACGTTGCGAATGATGATCGCCTGACCCACCGAGACCTGAGTCGCCGGGGGCATCAGAAGATTCAAACCAGAGGCAGTGGCGGTGACCTCGACAATGTTCGCCGCAACCGTAGTCGTGGTGGTTCCGTTGATAGGCCACGTTAAGACCGTGCTGGTGCTGATCGTCAGACTCTGATAACTGCTCTGAGTCGGGTTGATCGTTTGGCCAGTATATGGGTTTACATAGGCGGTCATTTTTAGCTGTCCGTAACAATTGCTTGACGATCAGGAATTCTGGAAACGTCTTCTTGTTTAAGGGCTCCGATCGACTCTTTGTACTTTTGCTCAAAGATGACCCGCTGGTCATTCTTCAGGAACGGCATCGCTTGGAGAAGCGTCCCGTACAGCATGGCATTCGGGGCGTTTTGAGTCAGCCAGTTCGTCTGGTTCGATGAACTGAGAGGAGCGATCCGCTCGTAGTACAGGATCTCGACCGGATAGGCTTGATCGGGAGTCGGAGAGAAGTACCACCAGTCCCAGTTCGTATCGGCGTAGTAAAGAGGAGCGCCAGACACGGTATTGTTCTGGGAGTAATTGATGAGGTACTCGTACTTTCTAAGGAGAAGCGGGTTTTTATTACCGCTTGAATCGGTATAGTTGACCGATACCGTCTTTCTCCAACGGGCCGGCTTCTGAAAGTTAGGATTCGCTGCAGTCAGGGTAGACTGGACTAGCTGAAGCTGACCAAGAGTCTTGATCTCCTGCGCGATTTCAAACTCGGCAAGGGTAATAAATGTCGGGATGGCATTGATCGTGGCCGTGTCCGATCGCTCCAAATACTGAAGAACGGTCGAATTCAGACTGTCATACGTCATTACCCAAGATGGGTTGGCCATATTAGTTCATCCTATCATTTCAGAATTATATCGACAGATCGACGGCCCTGCCACGGAAGAACACTATCTCCTTGTCTTCGTCAACCACTGTACAAAACTCGGGCGGCATCAAAATACCGTCCTTGAAAGTAATCACAGCAAAACCACTACGCCAATCAGAAGGAGTGCCCAGACGATAATCAAACTGCGGACCGTCAACTGAAGCCAGCGTTCCAACGTCAACGCCATATATTGTAGTTGTTCCGCCGTTAACTTTTGAAAGGGTGGTTCTGGGTCGGACTTGTTGTGCATGGAGATGCCCGCTGATCGTAGAAATATGCGCCATCTGAAGATTGTTATACTGCGCGTGGATTCCATGCCTCATTCCGTGAATCAGCAAGGTATGCTGATTGATGATCACTCGGAGATAGATCGGCTCTTCAACGTGATCACGAAGCCGCGTCCCGCGAATACCCTTTGCCTCGCTGGCGTTCATCGCAAAATACTTATCGAACCTCGCCGCATGATTTGAGTGAATCATCGCGTGACTAGCGCCCTTCGATACCTCCTTGATCTTCCTCTTGGCCATCAGCATCGCTTCAAGCTCGACGGCAAGCTTCGGCATATCAGTCCAGCCAGTCGGTGGGTGCCTACTTACACTCGCCGCATCCAAACTATCGCCAAGATCCCAAACCCAATTCGGTCGGATCTCGGGGAGAAGTTTCAACAATGCCCTGTTAGCACAAGAGTCAAGACCCGGCCAAAAGTGCGCGTCCGAGTACATCACCATTACGGAGTCTTTTACCGTGAGTTCAAGTGAATCATATTCGGGTTGATACTGCGCTCTTTTATGCGCGGTTGCCCCTTCTACTTTAAAATTCTCTCCTGTGTTTTTCTCAATCGCCGCTAATCTTTTATACACTTGGCGCTCACCAAGATTAAGTTCTTTCGCAACTTTTATGGGGCTTTTTAATGCCCTCATTGTGTCCGAGATTACTTTATCTGGTATTTTAGATGTAGCCATCACAGTTTCCTGATCCAGTAAATACTATGGGGCAGTGCCCATGGGATTTGAGGCCAATACGGTCTGAATCCTGCTGCAATCAAGCTTCTGGCAGACGCGGGGTTCTCCGTCGTGCAGTCTGTGATTGCATGGGTGTTGCCAAGGGATCTGGCTTTGATCAGCCGCACCCTTATCAGGCGCTTTTGGATTCCCTGTCCGCGATACTCGGGAAGAACCCCGGCGCGACACAGGTACATTGTTTGCTGCCACCTATCCGATGGCCGCATTCCGGCAAAACCTACCGCCTTTCCATCTTCATCTATTGCTAACCACCACCAGCTTCCCTCTTTGGGTGTCTCCGGGTCATCACTCGGAAGACAAAGAAGCTGGAGGTCGATCAGGGCCTTGTACGCACTATCAACAGAGATAATGCGTATCTTGCTCATTTTTACCCGATCATATTGACCGAATTATTTTCAACCTTTGCGACTCTATTCAGCCAGCCGTGCTCGAAATTTTCATTCCGAAGGCTTTTGTACCACCACTCTTTCTCATCAGAGAAGTCCTGAATCAGCTTCTGAACAGGGACCGCCTTGATGGCCGTCATCGTCATAGGTCCGAGAACCCCGTCCTGAACAGTACCCACTGCCTTTTGCATGAGCTTGATACTTCTCACCGGGCCACTGTTGACCGCAAAGTCGAACATCATGTAATCGATAGGAGTCGGAAGTTCGTCACCCTTGACCGCATCCCAATACTTCTTCTTGTAGAAGGGCTTGACGATCTCAGGAGTCAAGGTCCGCATCTCTGACCACTTCACCGGGTGGCCCACATAAGCCTCCCAGTTCGCTTGCGTGACCCCAAGGTTGGTTGACCCCGGTCGACCGTCTGGCAATTGATTGCCGGGGTCTTTAGGGTCCGTGGTGAACCCTCCCTCAGACTGGAGGATCAACCCAAGCGATCGACTGAAGTTCGTAATCATTTCACGGGTGTCGAGTTGTACAGCATCACATCTTTTTTCTGGCCGGCATTCGTCGATCCGAACCAGAAGGCCACCACACTGACCCATGCAGTTCCGAGTGAACCAAGCATGATCAGAAGGGGTTGAGATCCATCCTTCGGGTAACCCATCAGCATCCCAATGAGGATCCCGAAGAAACCGATTGTGATCACCCCAGACAGGATGTCGGGAGTCCGAGACTTCGTCGCGACCTGCATCTCACGAGCACTTGCCCGGTCGGTGACATCAAGCTTCTCAAAGTTCAAGCCCATCTCTAGGGCCTGCTCCTTAAACTTGATCTCTTCCTGCCGGATCAAAGCGATCTGGTCTGCAGTCAGCTTTCCGTTGTCGATGACATCCTTGACCTCTTCGGGCAGGACGCCAATGACTTTCGAGATGGCAGCAACCGCAAGACCCGCGAGAGGCCCACCAAGGGCAGTCGCAAGCGTCGGCGCAATCTGTGCAAGCCAGTTCATTTGTTCTCCTACGGTTTGAAAAGTCGTTCTATAGCCAGAGTGACTACTCCGCTCAAGAAACTCACCACCGCCATCCCAACCCAGAGCCCACCCTTAGACTTGTGAGCAAGCTCCAGAAGGGATTTGACATCAGCTTGAAGGGCAGTCACCTGATCGCTCAGACTTTTGACTTCTGACTCTAAGCGACCAAATTCACGAGGATCAATTTCTGACATGACTGGCCCTTCCGCCAATTTAGTTTTTGTCGATGGTCTCGACTTCGGCCTGAGCTTTTGCTTCGTCTTGGACTGCAGTAATCAATTGGAATACTTCTTGGAACGGACGGGTTCCGAGATAGCCCATGATTTGGTTAACAAGAGCGGTCGAGAGAGTGATTTTTTCCATTTATTTTCCCCGGTGTTCCATCAAGATAGGGTGATGGATTCCCTTACTTCGCTTCCAGCGTGGCGACACGAGCGGTCAACTCTTTGATGGCGGCTACAAGCGTGGCAACGGCAAACGATGTGTCGATGCCTTGGTAGCGCGGATTGCCTTGATCGTCTATGTCGTCTTTAACTCCAGATACCGCTTCTGGAATAATTGCTTGCAGTTCGTGCGCGATAAAGCCTTGGCTAGACTGCCCTGTTGACTTCCATGTGTAGGTCACTGGATTAAGAGCTTGCACTCTAGCAAGCGCCCCGGTCATGGGCTGAACGTTTTCTTTTAGACGATAATCTGAAGTTGTGTTGTAAGAAACGGTTGATCCGTCAGAAGATAATATTGAACCAATATTGCTTCCTGAGGAAAAACTGCTTTTAAAAGACGTAAAATAATAAGTTCCGCTTTGGCTTACCGACGCAAGCATTAAAGAATATCGGCCAACCGTTGTGTTATTTATAGAAGTATGACCGCCGTTTGCGGGGATAGTAGTACAATTAATTAAAAACGAACCGTCTGTGCCAAATCGCGCAGCTTCCGTGCCGCTTGCGCCCGTCAAAAAAGTCAACGGCAATGCAGTACCAGATCCTGTAACCGATGAAGTTAAAGTCGCGGTTGTGGAATTAATTCCAATTCCTAAATATGCAGCATTAGTCGGATCTGAATTGTTAGATGCGGAAAACGATGCAATTTGACTTGTACCGTTTGGCAAGACCGCAACCCCGGTCGGGTTGTTTGTTGTCTTATCCTGAAACGCCGTCCTGTTTGCATAAGTGGCGTTGCTGAAGTCGCCCTGAATTCTCTGGCCAGTACCTGAGAACTGAAGGTTGCCATTTGTTTGGAATCGAGCAACTTCCGTCCCGCCCGAACCAATATTAAAAGTCAGCGGAAGCGTGGTACCAGATCCGGTCGAGGATGAGAACACTCCAACCGAAGACGCATTTACTGACAATGCACCATAAGCCGAATTGGTGGGGTCAGAAGTATTGAAGCAATTGATTCCTGACTGAACCGCCGTGCCATTCGGAAGTACTTGAAGGCTGGTCGTGTTGTTTGTGGTCTTGTCTTGGAACGAAGTTCTGTTTGCCACCGTGACGTTACTAAAGTCACCTTGAATCCTCGTGGCCGTACCGGAGAACAGCATATTCCCCGCACTTGCCATGCTGGTCGATGCAGAGATGACTGGTGCCGCAAGGGTGCTGGTTCCAGTGGTGTAGGTAAAACTCGATGAGTTACCCAGAGCCGACGTACCACTACCGAAAGGAACGTATCCCGCAGTCAGGGAGGTAAGACCGGTACCCCCAGCAGTCACTGGGGTCGTCTTCCATGCAAGGACTTGAACCGCACCAGCGTTGTCCTTGTAGAACAGCTTTCCGTCGGTGTAGTTCAGAGCCAGTTCTGCTCCGTTTGAGGAACTGGTCAGAAATGACGGATCGGGAGCGGCGCCAGTTGTTCCGCTTGCATAGTGCAGGATTGGTGTAAAGCCAGTTTGTGCCATTGAATTAGAACCCCTGTATGCCAGCGGACGGTAGGCAAGCCCGAAAAAAGGTAGGCCGGAATAAATGAGTGACATGATTAGGCAAAATTATAAGTGATCGACGACGGATTGCCACTCGATGCCGTCGGGAACACATAAGTAACTCGGGTCGTTCCAGAGTTATTGATGGCCTTGTAGACCTCGGTCGTTGTTCCCACTCCGGTTCGAATACCCGAAACCATCGCACCACTGACTTTTGCCCAACTCCTAAACGTCACGCCGGTTTCAATCACCTCAGTATCAAAGATCTGCGAACTGATCTGGGACACCGAAGGAACCGCTGCAGTGACTTGAGCAGAAGTCAGACCAATGAGAGCTTGGGGATACAGAGCGAACACCGAAGTGGCATCGGGGGTAGTCACCCACGCACTATCAACCGTGGCCACTCGGGTCGAACCAACATACCCGGTGATGACTCGACACTGACCAATACCCGTGCCCGCAATGATTGCCACGATGTTGCCGTTGTAGAGGCTGTCAACTGATGCGGCAC